CATGACCTACTTAGAACTTGTTAACGATGTTCTCATTCGATTGCGTGAGACAACTGTTTCTACAGTATCAGAAACAACTTATTCCGCATTGATTGGCAAGTTTGTCAACGATGCTAAACGTCAGATTGAAGATTCCTATAATTGGAATGTCTTAGGACAAACAATTACAGTTACTACTACCAGTGGCACAAGTTCATACGCTTTGACAGGTGCGGGTCAGAAGTTCCGTGTTAATGACGCTATTAACACTACAAGTGTTATAACATTAGATAACACCACTGTTGCGGATATGAACCGCAAGCTCAACTTTGGTACACCTTCACAGTCTATTCCGTCAGAGTTTTGCTTTAGTGGTGTAGATGGTAGTGGTGACACAAAGGTTGATTTGTTTCCCGTTCCTGATGGTGTTTACACACTGAAGTTTGATTTAACCATCCCACAGGCTAATCTGTCTGCTGATGGTACTTCAGTCAAAGTATTGGACTATTTGGTTGCCCAAAGTGCTTATGCTCGTGGTTTAATTGAGCGTGGTGAGGATGGAGGGACTGCTTCTAATGAGGCTTATGCTCTGTTCCGTGGAATGCTATCTGACGCTATTGCATTGGAAAGCACTCGTTACCCTGAAGATAACTTTGTGGCGGTCTAATGTCTGCACCTCTACAAAGTCAAAGCATTAGCGCACCAGGCTTTTTTGGCCTGAACACGCAAGATTCGCCATTAGATTTGGCATCTGGCTTTGCTTTGGTCGCCAATAATTGTGTGATTGACCAATATGGTCGTGTTGGTTCTCGCAAGGGCTACACAAGGGTTAATCCATCATCGGGTAATCTAGGTGCTAATGACGTTACTGTTATTCACGAATTAGTCCAAACTGATGGCACTTTGACTGTTCTGTTCGCAGGGAATCTCAAGTTATTCAAACTTGGGACTTCTAATGCAGTGACTGAGTTGACCTATGGTGGTGGAGGTTCTGCTCCTACTTTTACAGCTAATAACTGGCATTGTGCTTCTCTGAATGGAATTACTTACTTCTTCCAATCTGGACACGATCCACTCATCTTTGACCCCGCAGTAAGTACAACTACTTATCGCAGAGTTTCTGAGAAGTCGGGATATGTTGCTACTGTTCCGCAAGCTAATATCTGTATCTCAGCATTTGGTCGTTTGTGGGTGGCTAATACTTCCACAGATAAAGTAACGATTACCTTCTCTGATCTGATTGCAGGTCATGTGTGGGGCGGTGGTACTTCAGGAACATTGGATGTATCTCGTGTATGGCCTAATGGTGCTGATGAGATCATGGGTTTGGCGGCTCACAATGACTTCTTATTCATCTTTGGTAAACGACAGATTCTTGTTTACTCTGGTGCTACTACACCCGCTACGCTTCAGTTGAGCGACACAGTAGGCTCTATTGGTTGTATTGCTCGTGATTCAATTCAGAGTATTGGTACAGACGTTATTTTCTTGTCAGACTCAGGTGTTCGATCACTGATGAGGACTATTCAAGAGAAGTCTGCTCCTTTGAGAGACCTATCTAAGAATGTTCGTTCCGACTTGATAGGCTCTTTGGCAGTAGAGACTCTGGCTAATCTGAAGTCTGTTTACTCAGAGAAGAATGCTTTTTACTTATTGACTCTTCCAGTAACAGCACAAGTCTTTTGCTTCGATACAAAGATGCAATTGCAAGATGGTGCATCTAGGGTCACTAAGTGGGATTCAATTGCTCCTACGGCTCTCTATTCGCTTCGCAATGGTGATTTATACATTGGCAAAAGTGGATACATTGGTAAGTATGCAAGTTTCTTAGATCACACATCAACTTATCGGTTTTCTTACTTTACCAACCATGCAGATTTAGGTAATCAGAATCAGATTTCCATCTTGAAAAGAATCAAGACAATTGTGATTGGTGGGTCAGACCAGTTCGTCACGATTAAGTGGGGATTTGACTTTGCTGCCAACTATTTGTCTGGAAATGCTTACATTCCTGAACAGAAGAACTATGAATATGGTCTTGCTGAATATGGTGTGGCAGAATACTCTGGTGGTGTGCTTATCAAGACACTAGATGTAAATGCTTCTGGTGCGGGAAAGATTGTTCAAACTGGTTACGAAACCACCATTAACGGCACACAGTTGTCAATTCAGAAGATTGAGATTCAATCTAAGAACGGGAAAATATCATGAGTACTGTTCTTAATTTTGTTCAATCAACAAAGATTTGCAATAGCTGTAAAGAACCAAAACCATTTACATCATTTACAAAAAACAAAGCATCTCCTGATGGATTGCAATATAAATGTCGCTCATGTGACGTTGCTTATCAAGCTAAGCGTAGAGTAGAAAATCCTCAAAAACGCAGAGATTACGAAAAACAATATTTAAATACCAAACGACAAGATTTTGACTTCCGTTTGAATATGTTGCTCAACGCTTCAAAACAACGAGCAAGAAATAAGAATCGTGAACATACGATTACTGTTGAAGATATAAAAGCAATCTATCCTACTGATGGATGTTGCCCTATTTTTGGAATGAAACTAGAATTCAATACTGCTGGATTTAGAGAAAATAGTCCTAGTATTGATCGCATTGATTCAACAAAAGGTTACACACCAGATAACATTCAAATTATCTCTTGGAAAGCTAATCGCATAAAAGGTTATGCAACTCTGCAAGAATTAGAAATGTTACTAGCTTATCTGACACAAGGAGAATAATCTTGTCAAATTATACAAAGTCCACGAATTTCGCCACCAAGGATAACTTATCTCCTGGTGATCCGTTAAAGATCGTCCGTGGTACTGAGATTGACACAGAGTTCAACAACATCTCTACTGCCATCTCTACGAAGACAGATAACTCTGCTGCGGCAATTACTGGTGGTTCTATCAGTGGTATTACAGACTTAGCCATTGCTGATGGCGGTACTGGTGCTTCTACGGCTACTGCGGCTCTGAACAACCTATTGCCTAGCCAAACAGGTAACTCTAGCAAGTATCTTCAAACTGATGGAACTAACGCTACTTGGGATGCAATCAGTATCAATACTGGCGACATCACAGGTACTCTGCCTGTCGCAAATGGTGGTACTGGTATTACTTCCTTTGGTACAGGTATAGCCACTTTCTTGGGTACACCTTCGAGTGCTAATTTAGCCTCTGCGGTAACAGACGAAACAGGGTCGGGTGCTTTGGTGTTTGCCAATACTCCTACGCTTGTAGCCCCTATACTAGGCACACCAACTTCAGGTAACTTTAGTTCTGGTTCATTTACTTGGCCTACATTCAATCAAAACACCACAGGCACAGCGGCAGGTTTGTCTGCAACCTTGGCAATAGCTTCTGGTGGAACTGGTCAAACAACTGCTAATGCAGCTTTTAACGCACTTGCTCCCTCTCAAACATCTGCTTCTGGCAAGTATTTGAAGAGTGATGGTACGAATACTTCATGGGATGCTTTAGACATCTCTACGGCTGATATAACAGGCACTTTACCTGTTGCAAATGGCGGTACTGGTGTAACTTCATCTACTGGCACAGGCAATGTAGTGTTGTCAAACTCGCCAACACTTGTCACTCCTATCCTTGGCACTCCGCAGTCAGGAAACTTCAGCACAGGCACATTTACTTGGCCTACGTTTAACCAGAACACAACTGGAACTGCTGCTGGACTGTCTGCCACTTTAGCCACAACATCAGGTGGCACAGGCTTAACATCATTCACATCAGGCGGTGTGGTTTACGCATCTAGTTCTAGTGCATTGGCTACTGGTTCTGCGCTTACTTACAATGGGACTGGTTTAGGTATTGGTGTTGCATCGGCTACTGAACTTATTGACGGAACTGCGGCAAATCCAAGATTAAAATTTACTGCCACAAGCACGGGATATGCGGCATCGCAATTTGTTAATGCTTCGGGTGCGTCTTATTTTGCTCGTGACAATTCCGCAGGTTCATTCTTTGGAATTGCTAATGGAACAATTGTTTACAGCAGTACAAGTGACCCAATTGGATTTTTCTTAAGCGGCACTGAAGCCATGCGCCTCACATCCTCAAGCCTTTATACGGCTAGTGGAATCAATGTAGGGTTTGGTACAAGTTCAGTATCAGGTGCAAGGCTGAATGTTACAGCCTCATCTAACAGCGCAGCAGTTTTTCAACAAACAAGTGCAACAGGATACGGAGTAACAATTATTCCGGGTGCTGACACAGCTTATCAAGCGTTTGTAATCAACAATGCCGCAAACACGCTTAACCAAATTCAAATGTTTGGTAACGGCAATGCAACTTTTGCTGGCAATGTAGGTATTGGTACAAGTTCGTTAAGTGCTAAATTGTCAGTTGTTAATACGGGTGATAACTCAAGAATTTCAATTGGTGACACAGCGTCATCCACATATTCAACTTTGTTGATGTATGGTGGTTCTGGGAAATACAACTTCCAACTTGGCGTACAAACAAATGTTAATAATGCTTTTGAAATAACACCATCTACCGCTACTGGAGGAACAACATTTTCTACACCAGCCTTAGTTGTTTATTCTAATGGTACAGTTTCCCATCGTTCTACTGTCAGTGTTGGAGATGCAACCCCATCATCAAGCGGTGCTGGCATCACATTCCCCGCAACTCAATCAGCATCATCAGACGCTAATACGCTAGATGACTATGAGGAGGGGACTTGGACACCTGTTTTGGCTGTAGGCTTTACTGTTGTCGGCGCAACTACATTAACAGGAACATACACAAAAATTGGTAATACAGTATTTGTGCGTGGAACACTTCAAGCCGCAACATCGTTGACTTCGGCTGGCGGTAATACACGAGTTACTGGAATGCCATTTTCAAGTTCGACATCAACTGGAGTTGTTTTTGCGATTGATGATTTGAGTTATCCGGGAACAGGGTTTTTTGGTAATACAACATCGGGTTTATATAACCCCGCATACACCGCTGGTTCAAACATAGTAATGTTTACTTTCTCCTATACTGTTTAAAGGAAATCATCATGGCTTTATCTGAAATCACTTACATCTCTCAATTTGACATTCAGCCCAATGGATGTATTGGTGTTCGCAAAAGCACCGATGTCTTAAAGGATGGCGTTGTCATTTCAACAACTTACTGGCGTACAACTCTAGTACCTAATGACCCACAAGCGCAAACAGTATTGGATGAGGCTTATTACTTGAGCATTGCCACATACGCTTGGACTCAGACATCTCCACAACCTTACAACCCTACTGAGGCTTGAACATGACTATCGCTTACAACTGGGTAATCACCCAAACTGACTACGAAACTGCAACTGGTTTCATCACCACAGCGCATTGGACTTGCCGTGCAGTAGATGGCGACAACATGGCTTCAATCTATTCAACTTGCTCATGGGCTGATGGCACACCAACAATTCCTTATGCGTCTGTCACTATGGCTGAAGTATTAGATTGGGTGTGGGCTAATGGTGTTGATAAACAAGCCACAGAAGATGCTCTGGCGGCTAATATTGCTTTGCAGAAGAATCCTACGCAAGCGTCAGGTGTACCTTGGAGTGCAACATGAAATTAGAGTTAGACGTTAACGAGATTAACTTTGTATTACAAACTTTGGGGCAGTTGCCCTCTAGTAGTGGCGTGTGGCCTCTTATCGTAAAGATTAAAGAACAGGCTGAAGCGCAAGTTCCTAAAGAAGCGGAGTAATCATGGCAGTGTCAAGTCAAGACATACTGAACTTCTTGTTGGCTAACCCCAACATGAGTGATTCTGCTATTGCTGCGGCAATGGATATGTATGGCGTGACACCAGCAATGATGGCTGAAGCAGTTGGAATTCCTGTTCAGCAAGTGCAACAAAGATATGAAGAAGTGCAACCACAGGGCTTGTTTACTGCTCCAACAAAAGCACCAGAGCCTGTCTATACCCCTGAACCTGTTTACACCCCAGAGCCTTCTCCGGAACCAGTTTATACAGAACCTGCTTATGTAGCCCCAGAACCAGTTGCACAAACAGTTAATCAACCAGTTATCACACCAGAGCCACAAACGACACAAGAGGCAACCACTATGGCTGTAACTAGCAAACAAATTATAGATTTCTTACTTGCCAATCCGAATATGACGGATGCTCAGATTGTTGGAGCAATGGAGCAATATGGAGTCTCTCCTGCTCAAATGGCTACGGCTGTTGGATTGAAAGAGGGAGAGGTTGCGGCTCGTGCTGCGGCTACTGTTCCTCAAGGACAGACTATTACCCTTGGAGATACCATTGTTCAACCTGTTTACCAAGTAACTGGATCAGGTGAAAATCAACAGGTTGGTGGTATTGAAAATGTCATTACCTACAAAGCTACCGACAACAAGGCAGGTGGATCGTATACCCAATACACGCCTACTGGTGAAGTAGAGCAAACTGGCACTCAACAAGAAGTTAAAAGCGGTTTAAAAGAGTTTGCATTAGGTGCAGGATTACTCTTTGGTTTGCCAAGCATATTAAATGCGGGTGCGGCTACAACTGCAACTGGAGCAGGTTTAGAGTTTGCTGGCTCTGGCGGTGCTTTTGATTTGGCAAATGCAGGTATTGCAGGTGGAACTTCTAGTTTTACTGCAGCTGAGTTGGCAGCCATTCAAGCGGCTCAAACTGCTGGAACTACTGCGGCAGCAACAACTGGATTGCTAACTCCTGCGGCTACATCAACTATTCCTGCAGTTACCTCGACTATTCCTGCAGTTACGTCCACCATACCTGCAGTTACTACTGCGGCATCAACAATTCCTGCGGCTACTGCGGCTACTACTGCGGCTACGGCATTGACTCCTGCGGCAACATCGGTACTAGCACCTGCGGTAGCTTCTGCATTAACACCAACTGTTGCCAACATAGCAACATCGTTGATTCCAACGGCAGTTAAGAGTCTTTTTACACCTACAAACATTGGTAACTTGGTTACAAGTGGCGCACAGACTGCGGCAGGTCTTCTCCAACAACAAACATCTCGTGAAGCGGCTCAACGTGCCCAACAGATGATTGATGCTGAGACTGCTGCTGCCAAACAATCTGCGGCTTTCCGTCCTATCGGAATGACTACTCGCTTTGGTACTTCACAGTTTGCCATCGATCCTGTAACAGGTCAGTTGACAAGCGCAGGGTACACACTTAGCCCTGAAGCTAAGAATGCTCAAGATCGCTTGGTTAAGTTAGCTGAGTCTGGTCTGCAACAAGCTGAAGGCGCACAACAAGCATTTGCTCCTCTACAAACGGGCGCACAAACTTTGTTTGGTTTAGGCAATCAATACTTAGCTCAGAATCCTCAAGATGTTGCACAAAACTATCTCAATCAGCAGATGGCTTTGTTGCAACCTGGTCGTGAGTTAGAGTTGGCTAATCTGCAAAACAGACTCCAACAACAAGGTCGTGGCGGTCTTTCTGTTGCTCAAGGTGGCACTTTGGGTGCGACTACTCCTGAACTACAGGCATTGTTTAACGCTAGAGCGCAACAAGAAGCTCAATTGGCGGCTAATGCACAAAGAGAAGGTCAACAGAATGTGTTGTTTGGTTCAGGCTTATTGAGTCAAGGCGCACAAACTATGGGTCAGTATTATGGTGGTCAGACAGCGGCTTACTCACCCTATACGACTGCTTTGGGGCAGGTTCAAGGCTTGGAGACTGCGGCTCAACAACCCTTCCAAATGGGTGTTGGTCTTGGTAAAGAAGCGTCTACAGCAGGTTACAACGTAGGTCGTTTGGGCTTGATGGGTGCGGGTCAAAGCGTAGCATTGGCTACTGGTGCTGATGCAACTAGAAACCCATACGCAACTGCATTGGGCGGTATTAGCTCTAATCCTTTGTTTACAGACGCTTTAACCAAAATAGCGGGTGGTACACCTGTTAATGCGTTAGATTTTGGTGCTTATGGAACAGGCGATGCAGGTTTCCAGAAGATGCTTGAAGAAGTTTACGGATAAGGATTTATCATGGCTGAAAATATCGTAGCAGGTCTGTTTGGTCTAACACCACAAATGTATGGTGAACAACAACGTAGAAGTGCTTTGCGTGAGGGTATTGACCTTGCCAAACTGACTCCTGGTGAGGCGGGTGCGGCAATGACCTATGCGGGTGCTAGAGGACTTGGTGGTGCTATTGCGAGTGCGTTGGGTGTAGAAGACCCACAACTAAAGATAATTAGTGCTAGAAACACTATTTCCCAACAGATAGATCAGACCAACCCTGAGTCAATCCTACAAGGTGCTCAGATGCTTGCACAAGCTGGTGACCAACAAGGTGCTATGGCTTTGGCTCAATATGCTCGTCAAGCACAAGTTCAAATTGCTGAACAACAACAGCGTTTGGCGGCAGGAAAAGCATCTTTGGCATCGGCAGCTCGTGAGCGTTTACAAGGAGTTGATAAAGATATTCAGATTGCCAATGAACTTTCTACTATACAAGATACGCTTGACCAACTTAAAGCTCAACCAGCATCACCAGAACGTGATCGTGCAATGAATTTGTTGACAACTCGCTATACAGAACTTCAGCGGTTAACATCCAAAGGGGATAAAGACAAGCCTATTGCATCTGGTACAGACAGAGATGCGTATTCACGAGAAATGTATGACAACAAAATATATGTTGATTTAACGCCAGTACAGAAGGCGGCAGTAAATAAACGTATTCAAGATGAAGAAGGTACAAAAGCAGAAAAAGGCGCTTCTAAAACCATTTTGCCTGGTCAACCAGTACCTACAAAAGATTGGATGGACTTTACCCAGAAGGTTTTGAGTAGTGACCCAGTAATGCAACGCACTTCTACGATTCTTTCTGATGCACCAAGTGCTATTGAGATTATTAGAAACTCAACAAGCAATGATTTTGCTGCGGCTTCTTTGCCAACTTCAATAGCATTATTGACGGGTCAAGGTAAAAATATGTCAAATGCTGATGTCAACAGGTTTGCTCGTACTGGTGGACTTGATGATCGTTTGGCACAAGATGCTGTTAAATTCTTTACTGGTGGTACAACACAAGTTAAGAAAGACCAAGCAGAGAAGTTTGCTGTTGCTCTATATCGTGGTGCTTTACTTGAGCGCAAGAAGAAACTAGAGTCGGCAGCGGAAGAGTTTGGTTATACCGAGTCACCAAACTACAAAGTTGCACTAAGAAACATTGATAGTCAACTTGCTCAGTTTAAACTTGTTAAAAAAGGTGAAAGCGCACCATCAGCAAAAACTGGCAACCCGTTAATTGACAAATATCTGTTTCCTCAAGCGGAGAGTAAATAATGGCAACTTACGAACAAGTGATGGAAGCTCTGCGTAGGGCAGATGCAGAGGGTAATGTAGAGGATGCTCAAAAGTTAGCGCAAATGGCTACAACGCTTCGCCCAGAAGGTGCTGGTGGTGGTCGTGGATTTATGGGTGGCCCTACTGCTGAAGGTAAAGCTAGAGCCGCTACAGGACTTGGTGAACTGTTATACGAAAGTGTAAAGAAGGGTGTTACACAACCAGCGGCTAGGTTTACGGCAGGCGGTGCTATGCAACAAGGCACATTTGCTGGTGCTTTTCCTACTCAACCCGAACTAGAGACAATTACTACTGAGAGTGTTCAACGTGGAATGGGAGTAGACACAGGTATTCGCCCTGCAACAGGTACACAACGATACATGGCGGCAGGTGTGGAGGCTTTGGCAGACCCAACAAATCTGATTGGTTTGCCAGTAACAGCAGCAGGAAGACTTGCTCTTGGTGTGGGTTCTACTTTGGCTGGCATTGGTGGTGAATTTGGTGGTGAAGTTGGCAAACAAGTAGGTGGAGTAACAGGTCAAGTTACTGGTGGTATTTTGTTTGCTTTGCTGTCAGGAGCAGGTGGAGCTAAAGGTGTTGGCTTAATGGCAGAAGCCAAGAATAGAGTTAACCTTAAAGACTTTGATGTAGAAGACTTAGCTGGTGTAGAGGGTACTTCTCAGGCTAAAGATTTGATAGAAAGAGCATTGGCTGCCGATCCAAACTTAAAAGCTCGTTTAGAAGATATTAAGAAAAAGATTGCGTTTGTTGGTGGTCAGCCTGACATCTTGGCTACTGGTGGTCTTGATAACAGAGTTTTAGAAAAAGGTTTGAAAGAATTAGTAACAAAAGATGCAAAAGTTGCAAATGACTTAGAAACAATTTACAAAGATTTGCAGACTGCTGTTCGTACAAAGGCTACTGAGTTGTACCCGCAACCTAGTGTTGAAATACCAAAAGCATCAACACAAATTGGAAAAGTAGAAATTGATTATGTAAAAAGGCTTCAAGCCTTGTCTGACCAACAAGCAAAACTTACACAATCTCTTAACCTTGCGGGTAATATTTCTCCTGTTGATCTTGGGAAACCAATTCAAGGTGTTGTTTTAGCGCAAGAGGCTGCGGCTCGAAATGCTTTGTCTCCAGAGTATGAGAGTGTCAAAAAGCAAGCATCTCAATTGGGTGCTATTTTGCCAGCTAATGAAACTCAAGCCCTTTTAAACACGGCAAAAGACTTGTTTATGCAAGACCCTTGGGGTCGCCAATCTGACTTGTTAAAGCTAGTGCAGAAGCAATCTGGTGAGTTTTCTCGCATGAGAAAGCAAGGTCAAGTAGACACAACATTACCTGCAGTGCCTGGTCAAGCCCCTCCAGTGGACTTATCTGTTGGCATGGACATTACTAGCCTTGATTCTTTAAAGCGCAGAGTGGCGGCTGATATTCGTTCTGTCAAAAATGATGCAACTAAGGATAAATTGATCCTTTTGCAACAGCGAGTAGATGAGGCTCTGGATAGAGTTCAGAACACTAGCGGTGATATCAATGTCAACTTCCGTGGCGAAAAGACAACATTTGGGAATGCAATGTCACAACTTGATTTGGATTACTACAACAAAGTAGGAATTCCATTTAAGGATGCCGATGCTATTCAGAAGATTGGCTCACAAGAGTATGCGGAACGAATTGCTCCTCAGTTAGCAAAAAGTCCTACTGCAATGACTCAATTCTTGAAGGTTGCTGGTGACGAAGGTATGCCATTGGCTGAAAAAGCGGTTATGTCTAAGTTATATAACTCTGCTTTAGACAAGGATGGCTACATTGACCCTGTGAAGCTAAATTCCTTGATTACAAAGACAAGCAACAATGGTGGTTATAGCGATATTCTTGCTCAATTGCCTGGTCTTAAATCACGTTTGGATGATGCTACTAACAGAGCAAACATTCTTTCTTCTGAACGGGTTGCATTAGATGATGTAGCAAAAGCAGAAAGAATTAGGATTGGCGATTCATTCTTGGCAAACTATGAAACTGGTGGAGTTGATGCAATTACAAGTCGTATGCTCGGCTCTACTGGTAAAGGCTATCAAACTAAGTTCTTTAATGATCTAAAGAAATTATCTCCTGATGACCAAACTAATACTACTTTAGCGGTTCAAAACGCTTTGGTTACAAAGATGTTAGACAGCCAAAACCCGTTTGCTTATTTGGAAAAGAATAAGGATGCATTTGTTCGTTTGTTTGGCAAACAACACTACGACAATTTATCTTCGTTGGCTGATGTACAGCGTTTGGCAACAAAGATAGATGTCAATAGTCTTCCTGTAGACCAAGCAGCTATTAAGCAAGTGGGTACTTTACAACGTCTTTTAGGAGGTGTTGACCCTAAACAGGTGTCTGCAATCTTAGTTAATCAAATTTCTAGCGTGTTTAACAAAGGCTTCCGTATTGCGGCTGCGGTTGGTCAGAAAAACATAGATGAAGCCACTAAAGAAGCTCACAGAAAGCTCTTTATGGATAAGGGCGGTTTGGATGGCGTTATCAAAGCATCTACCCGTCTGATAAACAAAAAAGGCCAAGAGGTAGAGTTAACAGACTTTATCAAGCCTGGTGATTTGTCAAACTTGGCAAACTCATTAGGGATGTCTGTTTTGCGTACTGGATATTTGGGCGGTTCTGTAGCGGCTTCACCAAGCGAGGTGATAGCACCAGAGCCTGAGTCTTCTTACGAATACACCCCAACGGCTCGGTAATGAGAGACTATGCCGAAGCCATCATCGCTGCGGTATGTATTAGTGCTTTTGTCATTTTTTGTAGCTACATTATTGTTTGGTGTTTTCCGTGATCGTCTAAAGGCGGCAACCATAGAGTACCGATGTATTAAATGGACTTGGGTTGGAGATGTGTATAACCGAAGGGTTATCTGTCTTAAATGGGAGAAGGTGAAATGATTGATCCGATGACGGCTCTAGCTGGCATTCAGCAAGCTATTTCGATGGTTAAGAAGGCGAGTAAGGTCGCCAATGATTTAGGTTCTCTTGCCCCGATGATTGGCAAGATGTTTGATGCCAAGAGTACCGCTACTAAGGCGTTAATCGAGGCTAAGAAGGGCAAAGGTTCCAATATGGGAACTGCTCTTCAGATTGAGATGGCTTTAGAGCAGGCTAGAGCATTTGAGGAAGAGCTAAAGATGCTCTTCATGACTACTGGTAAGGTTGACGTTTGGAACAAGATTAAAGCCCGTCAAGACCAGATGGACATAGATGATGCCAGAGAACTTAGGGCTTTAGAGAGAGCAGATAAGAAGGCTAAACAAGAAGAAGAAGAGATGCAAGAGTTAGCCATGATTATTGGTGGTGTGGCTTTTGTTTTGTTCTTGGTTGGAATCGGTATCTATGAACTCATGGAGTTTTGCGATACCACTAAAAGGTGTGGTCGGTGAATGAGTATCAGAAGACCTTTGATCTATGCCTCAAGATATTCGTTTACGGGTGTGTGGCGTTATGGTTTCTTGGCTTCTTAAAGTTCTTGCCTGACGATTTGTCGGACAAGATTGTTAATCTTCTACTTGGAAGGGTTGGGTTAGGGAAATGAGAATTACCACTTACCAACAGAATGCTCAAATGTTGTCAGAGGCTCACCGAGTGATCCACCAACAGAATATGAAGCGTTTGGCAG